TATTATCGACGTAGATTCTGGTTTTAAAGCAGAACACGAACACTCTGGTGTATATGCCAATGGAACTGCCGCAGAAGCTATCGCAGATGCAAATACACAAGATTATAATTCAAGCTACGCAGCTACTTATTATCCACCAGTAGTTCTTGCTGGTGAAGACATGGGACTTCGTGTTCCGGCTTCAGTTGCTGGTATTGGAGTTCTCGCTCAAAGTGATGCTGCTTCTGGTGCACCTTGGTTCGCTCCAGCTGGATTTAATCGCGGTGGTATCTCTCAACTCGGTGGAAACCAAGGACCGAGAGTTCAGCGACCAGTTGAGAATCTTAACAAGGCAGATCGTGATGATCTTTACCAAGTCAATATTAATCCAATTGCTAACTTCCCGGGTGAAGGACCTGTTGTATTCGGTCAAAAGACCCTTCAACAAACCCCTTCTGCTCTTGATCGCATCAACGTTCGTCGTTTGATGGTCTATCTTAAGAAGCGCATTGGGGAAGTTGCTAGAACAGTTCTCTTCGACCAGAATGTAAATGCTACTTGGAACCGCTTTAAAGCAGGCGCAGATCCTATCCTTTCAGATGCAAGGTCAAGATTCGGCGTTTCAGAATATAAGCTTATTCTAGATAAGACAACAACTACTCCTGATTATCAGGATCGCAACATTATGTATGCTAAGGTTTTCATTAAACCAGCAAAGGCAATAGAGTTTATTGCAATCGATTTCACAATTACCCGTTCGGGAATTGAGTTTTAAACTAGTTATTAAAGATTATAGGAGAAAATAACAATGGCGAATTTTTGGTCAACAAACAATGTGGAACCTAAAAGAAATTTTAGATTCAAAGTACAAATAACAGGACTTACCAATGCAGGTGCTCCTACGGATGTAGTGTGGTGGGCTAAAACGGTGACTACACCTGCTTTTGACGTTACAGAGGTAGAACACAATTATTTAGATAATAAGTTTTATTTTCCCGGTCGTGTTACTTGGAATGAAGTATCTATGACTTTGGTTGATCCAATTTCCATTGACGCTGTAGCGGTTACAAATCAACTGCTGGTAAACTCCGGATATACTGTTAAAGCCGATGAAACTAATCTTTCAACAATGTCTAAAAAGAAAGCCACGACTGCTGGTGTAGAGCAAATCACTATTGAAATTCTAGATGCTGAGGGTACATCGATTGAGACTTGGACACTTAAGCAGCCTTTTATAAAATCTGCTAAGTATGGCGATCTAGATTATTCTTCTGATGATTTAAGAACTGTTGAAATGACATTCCGTTACGATTGGGCCGAATGTGTAACAGCCGCACCTTCCGGAAAACCTGGTACTTTCTTCGAAAAATCATAGTAGGAGCATAAATGGCATTTTGGTCAACAAACACACTTGAACCACTACGTAAGTTTCGCTTTCAAATTCAATTCGGAAATGATAAAGATGATATTATGTGGTGGGCTAAGTCCGTTACGCAACCATCGCCAGATGTTTCAATGTCGGAGTATCAATTGATAAACCATAAGGTTAAATATCCCGGCATTGTAACATGGAATGACATAGATATTACTATGGTTGAACCAAGCAAAGACTCCGGAGTTGGGTTTAAGCTCATTAATAAATTAATAGGCTCAGGGTATTATATAAATCCAGATTCAGGAGATGGTGATGGTCTTAAAAAGAATGTTTTTATTGGTGAAGATATATTGATATCAAAAATTGATGCCGATGGAGAATTGGTAGAAACTTGGAAACTTATCAACCCATTCATTAAATCAATAAAATATGGAGATCTAGACTACTCAAGCGATGATCTTCTAGAAATAACACTAACCGTTGCCTACGACTCAGCAACATTAACTTAAGAGGTATAAATGAGCAGAAATAAAGATAGACTCGGAGGACACACTCCGGAGCCAGCAGAGGCACCACAACAACCGGTAGAAAAAGCTTTTGATCCACTAAGCTTTGTAGCACCAACAGAATTCGTTGATCTACCATCAAAGGGAAACTACCCAGAAACACATCCACTCCATGGCCAAGAGGTTATTGAGATGAGATTCATGACGGCAAAAGAGGAAGATATTTTATCTTCGCAAACTCTCCTTAAAAAAGGACTTGCAATAGAAAGAATGCTTGATTCACTTATCATAGATAAATCAATCAAAGCACAGGATCTTTTGATTGGAGATAGAAATGCTTTAATTATTGCAGCACGTATCTCCGGATATGGCGCAAACTATAAGACACAACTAGCCTGTCCTTCATGTGGAGATAGGAATGCTTTTGATTTTGATCTAACAAAACAAACAATTCATGAATCTCAAGAAAACGAACAACTTGGTTTGTCAAAACTAGATAACGGAAACTTCACATGTGTAATGCCTTACTCAAAGTTCAATATCGAATTCAAGCTTTTAAATGGCAAAGACGAACAGCATCTAAGCAAATTAATGTCTGATAAGAAAAAAAGAAAGATGGCAGAAACAACTTTAACAGATCAATTCAAACTTATGATTGTGGCGATTGAAGGGCATACCGATAGAGCAATTATATCAAAATATGTTGATAATATGCCAACTTTAGATTCTACACAACTTCGCGCTTGTTATAAGGTAGCAGCGCCTGATATTAAAGTTCGGGATGATTTTGAGTGTAATTCTTGTGGATTTCAGCAAGAAATGGAGGTTCCGTTTAATACGGACTTTTTTTGGCCTAACCGATAAATATTCTGAGGCTTTATATGAACAAATTTTTGTCATGAAGCATTTTGGTGGATGGTCTTTTACAGAGATATATAATCTACCGATTGGACTTCGAAATTGGTTCTGTGAAAGAATGCGAAAACAATTTGAAGATGAAAAGAAAGAAATGGAAAAAGCCAACAAGAAAAGAAGATAATGTCCGCAAGGGCATTTTTTTATATAAACTAATTATGTTAAGGAGATCTATATATGCTTGTTATTGATTTGGAAAGGGCCAAAACAACCCTAAATGAAACTTGGAGCGAAATGCTTGGTTCTTGGACTAAGACACTTTTAAAATATATGTATGGAGATGATGTAAATATTGTTGCGAATCTTAACGAAGAAGAACAAACAACAACAAAATTTAAGATCACAGGGAAATATCAAGATGTAAAAGCATATGCTAAAGCCGTGGCAGCAGAAAAAGAGTTTTTGGATGCTTATCGCGAGTTTGGTAATAATCACCCTCAAACAGCTAAGAAAAGAGCAGAACTTAGAGCAGATGTTTCAAATTTTGAATCAGTAACAACTCTCAAGTGGCCTTTCAAAGACGAGGATTAAATGAATGGCGAAAAGCAAAGAAACAGACCTGGGCAAAGCAAATGCTAAAATTGATGAACTAATTGCAGAAAAGCAAGCGAGAATAGATGCTGAATCAAAAGAAGAAGAGCAACTGGAGTTAAAAAAGCAGCGGCTTGAAATTACTATTGCTCAAAATAAAGCACTTGGTGAAACCTACAAAGCAAAACAAAATGAATTAGCACTTCTAGAAGTTCTGAAAGATATACAAGGAGACGCATTTCAAAGTGTTTCTGAATATAGAGATCTTAGAAACCAATTAGCTGAGGAAACAAACGAATCACAAAGGAAAGAATTAGAAGCAAAGATAAAAAACATTGAAAAAACCGCAGAGGAGGGGGATGAATATGCAAAACTATATATCCAACTAATCAAAAACACCGAGGGAACAGATAAATTAACAAAAGCACAAGAAGAAGCTAAGGAATCTTTTGACAACACATTTGAAGGCTTAGCACTTAAAGTTGGGCTTAATTCGCGAGCTTTTAATAAATTTTCCGATGGTATAATAAAGTTTCAAGAGCTTGCAAAGAAAAACCCGAAACAAATGAAGGAATCGTTTCAAGAGACATTTAGTCTTCAAAAGATGGGCGGAGCAGTTCTAGCCCAGATGATAGAAGCTAGTTTAGAATTAGCCTCTGCTACGGATAAAGCGTCTGCTGCCTTTGCTGCCAATACAGGCGCTGGTCGTATAATGACGGAACAAATCTCCGCTGTCGGTGGACAATTTCGGAATATTGGTTTAGATGCAGCAAAAGCCGGCCAAGCAGCACAAGATCTCTACAATAATTTCACTGGTTTTATGACCGTAGGTAAAGAAGCACAGAAAGATTTGATGGCAACTGTTGCCTCCTTGGGTAAACTTGGGATTGATGGAGCAACAGCGTCAAAGACACTCACACTTTTTAATAAGAATATGGGAATGTCCTTAAAGCAATCTCAAAAACTCACAAAGCAACTTGCTATGATGGGAAAAGGCATTGGTATCTCTTCATCACAAATGGTCAAAGGATTTGCCGAGTCTGCTAAGTCGCTAGCTGTATATGGTAAAGACGCGGTTAAAGTATTTTCTGATCTTGCTGCACAAGCAAAAGCAGCGAACGTTGAGACGTCTACTTTATTGAGCGTAGCAGAGCAATTTGATACTTTTGAAGGAGCAGCGAGTGCCGCTGGTAAGTTAAACTCTATTCTTGGTTCCCAAATGTCCGCTACGGATATGTTAACGATGAGTGAGAATGAAAGAATTGAAGCCTTAATCCGATCAGTACAGGCACAAGGAGTTGCTTTTAAAGACTTAGATAAGTATTCACAAAAGGCAATCGGAGCCGCAGCAGGAATAAATGATATGGCCGAGGCTCAGAGGGTTTTTGGTATGTCTGTTGCTGATTATCGTAAGGGGTTGAAGGTAGATCCAAAAGAAGAAGAGTTTCAACAATCTCTCAAGGACACTATGGATATAATGGAAAAAATTAAAAGAATAGGGCAACAATTTGCTGTCTCTTTGGCTCCTGTTTTGGATTTCTTAGCTGGATTTTTTCAGGGGATTTTAGATGCCAATGACGCAATGGGAGGCTACTTGGTTCCTACACTGGGAGTAATACTCGGTTCCCTTATAATCATTCCAAAAATCATAGGGCTGTTTGGTCCACTTATGGCTTTATTTTCTACAGCAGCCCCTGCTGCCGCACCAGGAGTGAGTATCTTCTCCAAAGCATTAGGAGCAGCTGCGCCACATCTTATGAAAGGTTCAGTGGCATTATTAGCTCTTGGTGCCGCATTTGTACTTCTTGGTGCTGGTTTTGTGTTGATGGGAAAAGGATTTGGTGGAGATGCTAGTAAAGTAGGTATTGGTTTAATTGGTTTATCCCTTGGTCTATTAGCACTGACTGGAGCTTTGGCTGCAATTGGTGTAGTTGTTGGATCAGGGTTCGGTGGTGCTGCGCTAGCAATAGGACTTGGTGCTGTAGTCGGAGGGATCGTAAGTTTGGGAATTGCGATGGCGACATTGGACGGAGAAAAAATGAAAAATCTCATTACTCTTATGGAAGCATTTACAGGCGGCAAAGAAATGACTGCTGATTTCAATGTAATTGCCGATGTAAGAGACTTTACAGATGATTTAATTGAAAAACAAGCGACTCTCAAACCAATGTTAGGAGATCTTGCTCTGATTTCGACTGGTGCTACAACACAGAGTATTAACAGAGCTACCACTTCAACAGCCATAAATCAATTTGCGGCTAATTTTGAAAATGTATTTAAACCTCAAGTTACAGTTAAAATCGGTAATGAAAATTTTAAAGATTTTGTGATTGATGCACAAGCGGAGGGTAGTAGATAATGCCAACACTTAACTTATCAGATGTAATCTCAGTTCAAAATTATGCGGACAGCACTAATGCAATATTAAAAATAAAGAGTATTACTGTTACTAATTCTGAGGTGGAATTTCCCGCTTTCTTAACAGA